GATTGGAACTGAACCAGTAGTTTTAAACAATGCAGCTACTGAAGCTACCCTACGGCAGTTACTTCAAGCTACTTTAGCACTTAAAGGAAATGTCGGTGCTGTGCAACAAATGGCAGCAAATACTGGCATTAATCCACAGACAATTCAAGCTGCCAGTCAAGGGTTAACAAACACAGGACAAGCTGGAAAAGCAGTAGGACAGGCATTTCAAGGTCTAGGATCTTCGCTATCAAACAGCGGAATGCTTTTAAAAGCATTTGATAATGTTCTACAACAGGCTACCGCCGGCACGCTTCAGACCAGTGGAATTTTCAATGCCCTTAGTAATCTTCCAGGACCTTTAGGACTTGTAGCCAGCGGTTTGCAACGTATAGCAGAATTCCAAGAAGCTAACATGAAAACTTATCAAGAGATAAGTTCAGTTGGTGCGAATTTTGCTGGTAGCCTAACAGGTATGAGACAGGCAGCGGCAGGAACCATGATGACTCTACAGGAATTTGGAACCATGGTTAAGGCCAATGCTGAAACACTGGCAATGATGGGAGGGGGAGTTGATGCTGGAACTCGTGCATTTACTCAGTTAAGTAAACAACTTCTAACAGGTAATACTGGTAGAGAATTAATGGCCATGGGCTATACAGCATCTGATGTTAATCAAGGGTTGTTAAACTATATAAACATGATAGGTGGTGTAACCAGTGCTGATCTTAAAAATGTAGCAGTTACTAAACAACTAACAGAATCGGCTGGGGAATATCTAGGACATCTTGATGGATTAGCTAGACTGACTGGACAAAGCAGGGAAAAACAACAGCAAGAATTAGCAGAAGCGCAAAAGAATGCTGCATTTCAGGCTTATATGCAGACATTGAGTAAGGAAGAACAACTTAAGGCCCAAAAAGGTATGGCCACTGCGATGGCCACTGGCGGTAAAGGAGCAGTTGACGCTTTTCAAAGTAAACTCATGGGCATAGCACCTGACAAGGCAGGCGCAATGTTTATAGCTACAGCAGGCAATGCTGCCAAAGTTGTAGATGAAATGGCAGATATGGTTAAAGATGGAAATGCCAAGGCCGGCGATTATAATAAAAAAACTGCAGAAATGATGAGAGCAGCACAGCAAGATTTTTCCAAATATGGAAGAGAAGGTCTGTTTGCTATTATACGACAAGGCGGCCCTGTAGCAGATGCTCTACAAAAAATTGGAGTAACTGCTAACAAAGCAGCTACAATGTCAGATGAAGAAATAGAAGCAGCTCTAAAGAAAGCTGAACTACAAGAAACTGAAGCTGGAAATATGGCAGCGGCAAATGCAAGTTTAAAAGAATTAGGAGAGGCAATCATAGGAATAGTTAGTCCTATTGTGAGCTTGCTAACGCCTGCTATAAAATTTGTTGCTGAGGGGTTTGCAGGTATAGCTAAATGGTTTAACGGTCTAGGAGATACAACTAAACTTTTAGTAAGTGGTATTGCAATAGCAACAGCGGCAATTGCTGCTTGGACCTTAATGACGAACAAATCTACTGCCGCTCAAGGAGCAAGTAGCATAGCTCAACGAGTAGCAGGTGCAGCCGGAGGAGCTGCGGGTGGTGCAGCCGGAGGTGGTGGAGTCTTAGGAGGCTTATTACAAAATATTGGCCCAGGAATTAAAGGAATTATGACAGGGCTAGCACAAGGCCTTGCTCAGTTCGCTAATCCTATGATATTGGCAGGAGCTGCTATTTTTGGATCTAGCATAGCTGTAATTATAGCCACTATCGGTGCCGGTATTGCAGCAGCAAGTTGGATTATGGGCAAGGCGTTACCTACTCTGGCAGAAGGAATTGATTCTTTTGCAAGAATTGAAGGAGACAGACTGTTAGCTTCGGCAAAAGGAATAGCAGCACTAGGTGGTGCATTAGTTGTGTTTACAGCAGGTAGTGCTATGGCCAGCGTTGGCAATGTATTAGGAAATATAATAGGTGGTATAACTAAGTTCTTTGGCGGAGAAGATATTATTACTAAAATATCTAACATGACTCTAAGGCTGGCACCTATAGCACCAACCTTGGCCATTGTAGGTCCTTCAATAAAGAACCTAGGTTCAGGATTATTAGATTTTAGCAGAGCCATAGATGAGTTAGACATAACAAAAGCAGAGAAAGTTAGAGAGCTCTTGGCCAAATATAGTGAAACTACAGAATTAGGAAAAACACCAGGTGTTACAGCAGGTGCAGCAACTGAAGGGTCTAGTTCTTTAGAACAAGAATCTGTCTTTGAGTCATTTGAAACCTTAAATAACACTATGGCCGAAATTTTAAAATTCACCAAAGAAACAGCAGAAAATACAAAAAGAACTATGGATGGAGTGAAATCTTTGAATCCAAATTTGTTTCCTAGTTGATTAAATACACTATGTCTTGGAAAAAGTATTTCACTCCTGTAAAATCTAGCTCAGGCCAGCTGAGTCCAATAAGCGGTGCATTGGCTGGATCAGCCAATCCTGCGCATCGAAATTATTCAAGCTACCTTCCTGATGTTTATTCTGGGCATCCTAATCGTCTAGAACGCTACGGTCAATATGACACAATGGATTCAGATAGTGAAGTTAACGCAGCACTAGATATTTTAGCTGAATTTTGTAGTCAAACTAATGAAGAAAACGGAACACCGTTTCAGGTATTCTTTAAAGGTGCAGCTACCAATGCAGAAATAACCGTTATTAAAAAATATCTACAACAGTGGACTAAACTTAACAAGTTTCAACTACGAATTTTTAAAATAGTTCGCAATGCTTTCAAATACGGTGATGTATTTTTTATTCGAGACCCTGAAACTCAAAGTTGGCTATTTGTAGATTCTAGTAAAGTAGATAAAATTATTGTCAATGAAAGTGAAGGTAAAAAACCTGAACAATACATTATAAGAGATTTTAATCCAAATTTAGAATCTTTAGCAACTACCGCAATAAATCCTAGCAATGTAATAGGAGGCGGTAGCCAATATGCTAGTAACTTTGCAGGCAACGTTGGCGGAGCAGGCGGAAGTAGAGGTATGGTTGGTAACTATCCTACTAACGTCTCAGGAACTAGATTTAGTAGACAAGAAAATCAAATGGCTATAGATGCTCGCCATGTTATTCACATATCAATGAGCGAGGGGTTAGATAATAACTATCCATTTGGAACAAGTTTAATGGAAAGTATTTTCAAAGTATATAAGCAAAAAGAACTACTAGAAGATGCTATTATTATCTATCGTATACAACGTGCCCCGGAGCGTCGTGTATTTTATATTGATGTAGGTAATATGCCAAGCCATATTGCTATGAGCTTTGTTGAGCGTGTAAAGAATGAAGTTAATCAACGTCGTATTCCCAGTGTTACGGGAGGCAGTCAAAGTGTTATTGATGCAGGTTATAATCCTTTATCTATCAATGAAGATTATTTTTTCCCACAGACAGCTGAAGGACGTGGTTCTAAGGTAGAAGTTTTACCCGGCGGAACTAATTTGGGAGAAATAGATGATCTCAAATACTTTACCAATAAGCTATTCCGTGCTTTGCGCATACCTAGCAGTTACTTACCTACAGGCCCAGATGATGGAGGCAGCAATTTCAATGACGGAAGAGTGGGAACTGCTTATATACAGGAACTTAGGTTTAACAAATACTGCGAACGATTACAATCTTTAATGAACGAGCAGTTTGATTCTGAGTTCAAACTGTATCTTAGAAACAACGGCGTCAATGTTGACATGAATTTGTTTGATTTAAAGTTTAATCCTCCTCAGAATTTTGCAAGCTATCGTCAAGCAGAGATGGATACTGCTAGAGTTAACACATTTAACACTATGGTAGCTATTCCATTTGTTAGCAAAAGGTTTGCTATGAAGAGGTTCCTGGGAATGACCACAGAAGAAGTAGCAGAAAATGAACGCATGTGGAAAGAAGAAAATATAGATGCAGGAACAGAACTCCCTGCAAGTGCAGAATTAAGAAGTGTTGGAATTACAACAGGTGGAATAAATTCAGATATCAGCAACATGACCGGTGCTACGACTCCACCTCCGCCCTCACCGACTGATGCGGCAGCACAAGGTGCATCAGAAACAGCTCCAGCTCAATAAATACTGATATGATACTGAGAGAATTTATATATTTTGATAAAAAATCTCCTAATATGGTAGACGATTCCCGTTATATCTCAGACAATGACGAGAGCATTTTAGATCAGCAAGACCTAAGAAAAAGCAGATTAACATTAAAAATGATCAGTGAATTAAGAAAAGCAGGCGAAGCAAGAGAGCAAGAATACAAAGAAGAAATGGGATTAGTTAGAAAAATGTATGCAGCACCTCCCCCAGAAGCAGCACCACAGTAGGTTTTCATAAAAAAATATTCTTTAACGGTCAAAAATTCTTCATTTTAGGCCTATTTTCTATTGAGTTTTTAATCATTTTGTAAATATCCTTACAGCCTTGCCGCTATAAATTAAGGAGATCATAAGTCATGACAAAATTTGAACAACTTCTTGACTATATTGTCAATGAAGAGCATGACAAAGCTAACGAGCTTTTTCATGAAATCGTTGTAGAAAAATCTAGAGAAATTTACGAAAATTTAATTGCTGAAGAAGCAGATGAAGAAGAAGTTGATGAAGCTGCCGACGAAGAAGCAGATGAGTCTGTAGACGAAGCAGCAGATGAAGAGATGGATGAGTCAGAAGAAGAAGTAGACGAATCTACTGACGAAGAAATGGACGAAAGCGAAGATGAAGAAGCCGACGAAAGTATGGATCTAGAAGATTCATATATGATGGATGGCGATGATGACATGGACGCAGCGGACCCAACCGACAAATTAGGATTGGAGATAGGTGCCGACGATGACATGGGCGACGAAGAAGGCGGAAGTCCAGAAGAAGATTTAAAGATGAGCATTAAAAATGCTATGGCAGAGCTACAAGCCGCATTTGATGCTGCTGAAGATATGTCAGGAAGTGACATGGATGACGATGAGTTTGCTGCTGGTGATGACGACAGCGAAGAAGAAACTCCAGAGGATATGATGGGGTTCATGGAAGGTCGTCGTATGACTCGCGAGTATGTTGAAAAAGTTGGTAACGACTGGCACCAAAGCAGCAGCATGAAGCAACAGGCTAAGCATGTTGCAGCAGGATCAGGTGATACAGAAGGCGCACCTGTAGAAGGTAAAAGTCCAATTGGTAGCGGTTCCGGAAAGCCAACATCTGGCGCTAACGGTAAAAATTTAGTGCAAGGTCATACTGAGCCAGGATCTCCAACAGGAACTAGCCCAGCAGGCAAAGCAGGTGGATTTTTAAGTGCAGCAAAACAAGATAATGCAGGCAATGGTAATGTTCCTGGTGGCAAAATGGGTGTTAAAAACCTAAAGAAAGTTAGCCAAAACAGCAAAGCTCCTGGTCCAGTAGGAAGCGGAACAGGCGATAAAGCTGGACAGACCAGTGTCGGACAAGCAAAGAGCCCAATTAACGGTGCTCCAGGCCGTGCAAAATAATTAGAGAAGTTGGATGAAATTAACATATCTTAGAGAACACCTAAGTTTTGATCAGGCTCAAGCAGTGCTTGAGTCTGATGACAAAGAAGGTAAAAATCTTTATCTAAAAGGTATAGCTATTCAGGGAGGCATTCGTAATGCTAACCAGCGTATCTATCCTGTAGATGAGATTGAAAGAGCAGTTAAGACGCTTAATGATCAGATTCAAAGTGGTTATAGTGTTCTAGGAGAAGTTGATCATCCTGATGATCTTAAAGTAAATTTGGACCGTGTCAGCCACATGATTACACAGATGTGGATGGATGGTCCTAATGGATATGGGAAGATGAAAATTCTTCCTACTCCCATGGGCAATCTAATTCGTACAATGTTAGAGAGCGGTGTAAAACTTGGAGTCAGTTCAAGAGGCAGCGGTAACGTTGATGATTATTCTGGCAAAGTATCCGATTTTGAAATCATTACAGTGGATATAGTAGCCCAGCCCAGCGCCCCTGGTGCTTACCCAACTCCTGTTTATGAGCATTTGATGAACTCAAGAGGTGGAAATAAAGCACTTAGAGTCGCACAAGAAGTTAAAGAAGATCCAAAGGCCCAAAAATATCTTAAGGAAAGTCTCCTTAATATTATCAAAGGTCTAAAATAAGCCCGAGGAGAAAAATAAATGTTG